GGTGTCAACCTGTGAATGAACTTATTGTAGAGGCACACAGGTGCCTCTCAGAGGGTCTGTGTGCCAGTTATGCAACTGTCCTAACAGTGCTTGACCATTTGGAAGCATTGGGTTCAAGATTAGGCATCAGATACCCAATCTCAGTTCCATACTTCTCTTCCCATGCAGTACATGCACTCCTAATGAAACTAGCATGTGCCTGCCCAAAAGTATGATTAGGGAACAAATGATGAATTAGATCTTTGTATCCATGAGGCATGTTTCTATACCCAAGTTCCCACCAAATAGAGAGAACATTTAGGACTTGATCAAAAACAATTTGACGATTGAGTTTTTTCATGTCAGTCCATGAAGATGTCATCAGTTACAGAACCCTTAGGAATTTCCTCACCATACACTTCGTCATCCATCATGCGAGTGTTGTAGCACTTCCATCCAGCATCTGTGAAGATGTAAGCAAACTCCTCACAGTCATCCAGAAAATCAATGAAACTATCATCAACACGCGGTTTATTCCGCTCAAGGGATTCTCCACGGGAAGTGTAGTACAAAGGACCAACTTCGGGCAGAGTTTCATTCTTCCAACCACAGTTAGTGTGGAGAGCGGAGATGTTACCACCATCAATCAGGTCAGCAACCTTTTCGGCGGTGTTGTAGTGATCGCGCAGCACGCGACCATTGAAGGCAGGATAACCATCGTAGTGGCAGTAGACTGACAGGATGCTGTTGTCTTTGAGTTGGATGCCGATGCGAGAGCGAGTTGCCATGATGAAGAAAGAAAAAAAAATACTGGGACTTACCGATGCAAGCTAACGTGCCCAGTTTATGTGAGAGAGGCGGAGAGCAGTTTGTCGCTCCCTCTTACTGTTTGCCTCTCAGTGTGTTGTCTCGGGTCTCCCCTTGACTCTTTTAATATCGCATAAAAAAAGCACCCCGTCAAGGGTGCTGTGACAGTTATTCAACTGTCCCTGTTTCGGTAGTAAGTGCTCTCACACTTGTAGTAGATTCTTAATTGGATAAACTTTGGATCTTTGTATTCGGTTTGTTTTGGTTTACAGTATTGTCTGTTAGGATTGCGATGGATTAAGATGTGATCGTATTTGGATGGACTCATAAATTACCTGAAGGCAATTTATATAGCATCAATCATCGTAAATTAGACACTCAGGTTCGGAAGGATTTTGATCACAGAACAGTTCAAGATACGATGGATCGTGATGATCTCCTGCTTCTATTTCCTTCTTATGATTTTCAGCATATTCCTCTAAATCATGCAACTCACCTTCAATATGACGACGCATTTGAGGGGATACTGTAGGATCGTGAAGGATCTCTTTATCCTTCGCGATATGTTGTTCTATGCTATCCATTAGCATTTTTGTAATGTGATGTACCTATTTATTGTAATCAGTCATCCATAGGATTGCAAGTGCGCCAATGTTTACCAGCACCCTTAAGTCTTGAAACCAACTCATCCGCGAACGCTTCCATCTTATCGGGGTGAATTTGCTGGATTCCTGCCTCTTTTACAGCATTTTCAATACTATCAACCTCGTTTTGGTCAAGTTTTCTACCGTTTGATGGAAGTGTCATAGGGTTTCTGCCTGTACTGATGTATTTTAGCGTTTCCGCATAAAACTAATTAGATACTTAATCTTTTCTTTGGGATTGGTTTACAGGACTTAATGGTTCAATAGAATCCATTTCATTCCAAATACGTTCAAATTCAGATGAATCCCATGTCCCATAAGCTTCTGGACTGTACCAGAAGTCTTCCCAATCTCTCGGTGAGTTTGTAACATCTTCAATGTTCTTCTGCATTTAGTCCCTCCTTTACTGCTGCCTCAACAAAAGTCTGAATCTCCTTAGATGTCATCCCATTCAAGAAACTCCATGTAGGATCTTCTTTGTCCCATTCAAGGGTGAATGTACCATCTTCATTTTGATTGACTTTTAGACTATCAGCATCCATCTTTATTGAATTGTTTACGACATTTTTTCACTTCTTTCATCTCATCTTTAATCATCTGATAAGCATCCTCAGCAGAGATACGTTGAGACAATTCCATGGCGCAGATAACTTCAACACGAGTGCCGAAATGTTTCAGTGCTTCTTCAAAACAATTAAGTTCTTCATACATCAGAGTTTGCCACCGACAACACCACTATTTACTACTCTGGTGTATTCTTCAAGGGAACCATCTTGAAGACACATTAGATGCCACCTAGTCATTTTAAGAACATCTTCATAGTGCATCCCAGTGATAAAGTGAGCACCATAAGGTTCTTTCAAGATAGAAGTATGAAGACCGAATCTTGTCTTTTTAATATAAAAAGCATCATCAATCCAAACAACATCTTCAGGGATGTCTTTTTCTATCGTGCCACCAAGAGAAGTGGAAAGTTTAGGTTTATTCGTCGCCGTCTGAATCATCAGTTACCTCAGGTTCTGGAAGTGTGACACCAGTTTGTGTCAGATATTCAATAGCACCAGTTACTTTGTAAAGTGTTTCTCTAGTGCGTTCCAAAGAGAGAGCAAGTTCTTCTCTTTGCTTGAGAAGATTTTCAAGGTGTTTTTGTTGTTCAGTCATCATTCTCCTTTTGTTTGTTGAAACCAAATGGTCCTTCTTTGTCTTCTAAAGCAAGTTTAAGTGCAACACCGCCAACTGCTTCCATCACTCGCAGAATATCTTCTGCCTTGGCATCTTCACCAAGTTCTTTAGCGATGTACCAATACTTAGGCCAGAAAGTTTCACCTGCTTTTTGATAATCTTCAAGTGTAAGTAGTTTCATTCTTCTGTAGAATCAGTTGTAGGTCTTTGGTTTGGTCGCTTCAACTCCGGATGTGGAGCATACAGTGGACCCTCGTAATTTCCTGCAAACTTAGGTCTATTAAGTTTTTCAAGTGCTGCAAGAACTTCTGGAGTTTCTTCCCACTCAAAAGTATCTCCACTTTTAGTAGTATGCTGTCTAGTAGTCATGAATAAAACTCCCTAGCGTTTTTAAGTGTGGTAAGCAAGTGCATGTTACCTTTGAAGTATCCTAGCACAATAAACCCTATTGTGGCAAGTATAACGAACACAAAAGATACTACACCTCCCCAAGGTTTTTTATCATCAAGCATCTTTGAGTTTGTCTCGGAGATCCATTACCTTGTTTACCTCATCCACAGCAGCAGACATCCTCACGGAAAGAATATCCATCAGGTCGCCGTGAATGACTTCATTTTCAACATAGTCATCAAAATACTTATCCAACGCCTCTTTCAGGTATCTTTTACGATGCCACTCTGGCGAGTAGGGTTTGTAGTCCATGATGCAAGTTTATTATGAAGGTAGTATAGCACTATCTATTCCGTGGGTCAAGTCCCATGTCCTTAAGATATTGTATCCACCAATCTGGGTCTTTGATTTGTCTCCAGTTTGGCACTGGTAGGTTGTTCTCTACAGTGTAATACTGATAGAGTGCGTCATCTATAGTCTGTGCGACTTCCATATTCTTCTTCCTCCTCATCAACGTCTGCATATGCGTCTGCCACATAAGGTCCGTGTGGTTTTTTGGATTCTGCTCTGACATAGTTTCGCTCGTCGTTTACTGCGGAAAACCAAACTGCTACCTTCATTACAATCCAAATCGCCGCTAATGGTGTGAAACAAGCAATTAGGATAACGGGTTTCATAGGAACATTCCCTTGTCGTTCATGTATTGAAGTGTTTCCTTTAACCCACCAATATGTCTGAAACCAACATTGACTTGTGGGTATTCTGCCTCTTCACCAAACTCCTCAACAAAACCTCTCTGAGAGAAGTGTTGATTTAATTTATATACATGAATCTGGAAGTTGAGTTTTTCCAAGAGTATTTTGGCACGTTCACACTCTTGGTTGCCGTTAGAATAGATTACTGCATCCATTACTTTTTCTCCTCGTATTCGATAACGATTCTTTTGTAGTCTCTACCAGTATGATCTACACAGGTGATATGAACTAATTTACCACCTAATGCGTCTGCTATTTCATGTAACTTGCTCCAAGGAATTTGCTTTTCAGTCATTGCTCTCCTCTATCCACTTATCTATTTGATCTTGAGTAGGAACAATGATTCGGAAAGCAAGACCTTCCTCCTCAAACTCCTCATTCATTTTTTCATAAGTTTCAGGTGTGATTTTTTCAAACATCGTACTTGGTCCACAACTTACGAATGTTTTGGGTGATAGGCATACCACCAACATAAGTCTCTAAAAGTTCTCCATCAGCATCAGCAATAACAAGAACAGGAGTGGCAGTTACACCATACTTTTTAGCGAGTGCAAGATTTTCCTCAGGAATGGGTTGATTACTGAAGTCATCAAGATAAATCTCCTCAATAACACTGTCGCGTGTATCTTGAAGAGCAGTGATATATTTCTTGACCAGACCACAGGGTCCACAAGATTCTTTTGTAAACATCAAAAACTTAGTCACGTTGCCTCCAATCATCAGGTTTATCACGTTGAAACCAATCAACAATTTCATCAGCACCATCAAACCCCGTTTTATGATTGGATGGGTCGGGGTCTCCTAATCCCATCCTATTCATAAAATCGTCCATACTACCTTCCTGAATGTCAGGATTAGCAGCAGCGCGACGTGCTTTCTTTAACATCTCACGGGCAGAAGTGTTTGCTTTAGACAACTTCTCCGCCCAGATCATGTCGTCAAGTTTTACCTCTTCCCCGTTAGCAATACATTTGCAAATGAACTCCAACCGAAGTCGGTATTGCGTAGATAACATAAATTTGACACAATCTGTAGATATTTATCCGAACTCTTGATTTCTTCTACCATCAAGGTATTCAATAATTTCAGAACGCCACTCCATCAACTCATGATAACATTCCTGATTATGAGCGCATTGGCGCAGTTGATGGTCTGGTTTCAGTACACTTTCGTAGAACAGACCAAGAGCATCACGACGTTTTTCGCTTTTTTCGGACATTAGAACTCCTGGATTTACGTTTCTGGGTTTTGAGTTGATTGTTGATGAAGTCAACTGCTTGTTTGTATGTATTAAGAGTTGTGACTTGACTTCCTTGATGTATGATAACATACTTTTTGGTATTGCCAAGTGGAACTGCCGCCCACATACCATCATTTGTAACATAACCCAATGGATTCTTGGGTTTGGGATCAAGAACTGATGGATGTGGGATAAAGGGTTTAAGAAACTTACTCAAAATACTGCGGTCACACTGATAACAGAGGCACCAGGGTTCCGTGCCAGTGCTACTTGCCTGGCATCTTCATAGTCAGTTGCGATGACAATTTCATCAAAGACTTTGCCTGCTTTGAAGAGTTGAACTTTGACTTTCATGATTAGCGACGGATAGTAGAGATGGCGGGTTGACCCTGCTCGAATACAGTGTCTACGACCGCCTGGACGGACCTGGCGGTGCCTACACCCACTTTATCATAGACAGGCACACAAACCAAGCCAAAGGTCTTGTGACGGTCTCCTAGGCGGATCACACGACCAATAGACTGTGAGATACCGATGCAGTCCATGTTACGCATGAAGAGCACTGCTTCCAGACCATTGACATTGATACCTTCAGACAGGATAGAATGGTGGATTACCACAAAACGCTTCTCAGGATCCTTGCCCCAGGCATTGAGTGTCTTGAAGAACTCATCGCGATCAACCTTGACACCATCAATAAAGGCACCAGTTTTTGACGTGATGTAGAGACAAGAGTATCCACGCTCACGCAGTTGATGGTAGAAGTCTGACTCTGCCAGCAGTTTGACAATCTGACGTGTTGACCTAGCAGCAATCAGAATTTTATTCAAAGAGTTGCCATCAATCGTATCCAGTAGGTTCTGACAGTCAGACTGTTTGAAGTCACCCTGAGGCAGTTCCGTGATGGAGACCTTAGGTGGGAGAATGTAACCCTCCTCAACCAGTTTAGGTGCAGGCACATTACAAATTACCTGACCGTAGACTTCACCGTCATTCATCCCAGGTTTGAAGATGCTGACAGAGTGCTTAGGTGTTGCCGTAAAGAAATAGCAACGCTCAGCATCATTACTGAAATGTTCTGTAGCAGGAAAGAAGTTGCGCTTTACAGAGTTGTGTGCCTCATCAAAGTAGATAGTGTGAGCGTTGATACCAGACTCTTGAACCCTGTGAAGGGAATGATAAGTGGTAAAGATCAGTTGCTTACGATATGCCTGATCGCTCCACCGTTTGATATAAGAAGACTTGGTGCTGCTAAAGTGCTCCGTCTCACCACTGTGAACGTGGAGAACAGCAGCATCTTCAATATGCTCCAAGAACTCAGAACACAACTGCTGTGCCAACAGGATACGAGGAGCAACTACAACAATGATGCCAGCGTCATGAATAGCAAAGTGATCCAGTGCATCCTGAATCATACACATGGTCTTACCACCACCTGTAGGGATGATAACTTGACCTTTGGTGTGCTTCAACATCGCATCACATGCTTGACGCTGATGGGGACGAAGGGTGATAGTCATTGGGTTTGGTGTCTTGCAGATATTATAGCACGCCTCTACCGATGAACTCTATTGTGTTTTGAGCTCATGATGTTCCCATCAACCGCGACAAGGCAGAGTCTAAGGTCTTTTGAGACTTTTGTCAAGCTTTGTCCTGTTCAGACACATTACTGAAGAAAGTTGTGATAGAATATCTTCCGTACCCCTCATAGTAATCCGAATCCTTTATTGACACTTTATTAACACCATGCCTTACCCACCCAGGAAACACAATCAATGAGTTATTGTCACATCCATACTCATAATCATACTCAGGGAAGAACAAGTCTCCACCCTCATACTTTTTAGGTTCCTTATGGAAAAATGTAAATGCTAGGTATTGTGTTGACTTGTCGGTATGTGGGCGGTAGTATTCCTTATCGTGGTAGTATCTAACCTTAGTAGCATCAAAGTTTGCTTTCGGAGCAATAGAACAACATCCATGAATATCAGCAAAAGCATCTAGTACACCAGATGTGAATATCTTTCTATTCACTGTCAAGATGTTAGACATCGGTCTAAAGTTTGGATTACCATTGATCCCATAATGTTTACCTGTGGAATAATTTCTATACAGTTGATCTAGAATAATTGCACTAGAATTTGTATATCCAACAATGCCACCGAAATCCTCCGCTTTCATTAACTTGCCAGGTTTCGTATAAAAATCTAGTTCTTCCCAGATTAAATCTAGTTCATCTGGATTGTAGAAATTCTTGACTATAATATGTGGGAAAGGGTCTGGGTATTGAACCAACTTCAAAGTTTCTTTCATTCTTGTCCTCCATTATCTTGAACAACTGCCCATGTAGTTGCAATGTATTTTGTTCCACCAATAGGTGGATTACCTCTGTGAGTATGTGTAAACCCAGCAGGAAAGATAATCACATCTCCAGTGACTGCTTCTTCCCGTAAGTTTTGATACAAAAATTCTGTTTCTCCACCATCAAATTCGTCATTAAGATATACTTGAATGACAAAAGATCTTGGTGCTGAAATATATGAACCATTCTCATAATGCCAAGAATGGAATCCACCACCGGGCGGAATCTTTTTTAACTTACAGTCATAAACAGCAAACTCGCTTGTCTGTAATAGACTGAACATGTTCACATATTCATCAATGCAAATCTTCATGTTGGGTAAGATTTGCTGTGATATTCTAGACGCAGCAGTTACGTCCAGATTAAAACCATTGTTTACATTTATTGTTTTATTGTCAACCTGATGAAGTCTTTCTTTATCATAAAACAATAAATTATTGTTATCCAGATAGTCAATATATTGTACTAAATCAGCACACTCTTTGCGTGAAAACGCACCACGATAGCGCACAACAAAATTATCAGACATAACAAAGTATTTTTAGATATTTATGCTACACCTGTGGAACTCGTATCTCCTGTGAGATCTCCTGCATTTGTAATATCAACCACGATATTACAATTAGACCTACGAATAGCAGAACCATTAGCACCTGCTGTGCCAGCAGAACTACCATCACCGGGACTGCCGTTATTTCCACCTTGAGGACTTTCATCAGGGTCGCCGCCACGTCCTCCAGATCCACCAAAAGCTTCATCGGCATTATTACCACCTGATCCACCTTCACCATTTTCTTCTAGTTGACCTGCACTACCAGGATTACCACTTGTAACCTCATCTTCATTACCACTTAATCTATTTCCTTTATCACCAGCATTGCCAGCAGGAAGACCAGCACCACCGCCACCGCCTCCACCACAGGCACTTCTATCAGCACCGCTGTCAACCTGACGAGCACCTGATCCACCGCCACCGCCACCAAATCCACACCTTATTCTTCCACCACTCTGGATATTTACAGCAGTTTCTTCATGTTCAATACCTAACGCAGAGGTTCCATTTCCTCCACTACCTGCATTTTGACTACCAGCATCAGAAAAACTGTTTGAACCTTCTCCACCATCTCCACCAGCACCATATAATCTTCCACTGCTACCAACATCAACACTCAAAACAACATCAGAATCCCATTGCCCTGTTCTTAAAGCAACATTGTTCTGACTACCTTTGGCGGAACCAATAGTTTTGTTTACATGAATAAGAATCTTTGAACCTGCTTCTTTCTTACCTCTAAAACCACCAATAACCGTTATATTATTTCCGTTATATCTATTCTTAGCATTAACCCTGCTTACTGTTCCACCGGTATGAAAGTCAACAACAACATTCAATCTCTTGCCGTGGAAGTCACTGAATTTAATTTCGCCTGATGATGGAACACCACTATCAATACCGTTGAATGATAATGAACCAACAGATTGTGTCAGTCTATAGCCACCCAATGACATTGAGTTACCGGTAGCGTTCCTACCAAACTCGTCAGAGATTTGATCAGCGGATATTTGTTGCCCTGAAGCAGGTAATGCCATATTAGCTAGAAGTTACGGTTTCCCATCCAGATCCTGTATAGACCTGTATTTTATTGAGTGTGGTGTTGTAGATTACAGCACCAGCAGTCAAGTTATTTAAGTTACCTCTATTGGTAGTGGTGACCTTTGGAAGAATCATAAACCTATCAGAGGAATATGATTCACCATCATCATTAGCGGTTGCAGAACCCAAGTCAAGAGCACATGTTGGATTAGTTGTACCCGAACCAATACATCCTTTTTGAGTAACAACAACCCTTGCGGAACCACCCTGACTATGTGTTGGTGGGTTGATAGCAAACCTCAAGGCATTACTATCAGTTCTGTCTACACCTTGATCATCAGTAGATGAGAAAACAGCAGA